CTTTTATTTTTAAAATCACTAATTAAACAACTTTCAATCTGATCCTTTGTAATATTATAAACAGACATAATCCCATTAGACTTGTTCAGATGATGTATTCTTACTAGGTCTCCATTAAGAAACCAAACCTTTTTATTCCCTGGAATTACAGGGAGGACATTGTAGCCTTCGCTCTCAATTGTTCCCTTTTTAATAGCCATCGGCCCTCCTGAGAATTACTTGGTGGATGAAAAAATGCTCGTGATCCACAAGACATGCAGTACATCTCTAAATTATTTATTTCGGTATACTGTCTATCTATAAACATTCTACCTTTACATTTTTTACAAAAAATCATCAGTTAGGGATACCTATTGCAATAAGGTTAACGCCAACATTCGAGACTCCACTAACATTAAACTTAACTGTTCCTTCTATGCTTGAGGTAGTTATGCTAGAAAGCGTGACAACAACATCATTATTTCCAGCATTAGCGGAAGTTCCATTGTTAACTGGAGTTGCTGTTACTATTGGAGTAAACTTAAATTCGGTTGGAAAAGAATAAGAAAATGCAAGCCCTGATCCAGCAGTCTGTGTTTCACCGTTTGTAACTCTGACATAACCACCTATAACTCTTGCCTCTGAAGTTTTAACGCTTTGCTTGCCTGCATTTGGTGTATCAACCGTAACATACTTATTAACAGATGTAGAAGCCTGAGTTGATAAATCATTAACAGCCTTAACAATCTGATATATGTAGGTTACGTCTAAGGGCTGTCCTCGTTCTGGTACGGGTAAAATTGCCATAATATAATTATACCAGACTCTCAGTTCCAGAATCATAAATAGTTAATGATGGATTGAGTGTTGGATTTATTGAAGATACTTGAACAACAGCCCTAACTGAAGTTGTTCCAGTTTTTAAAAATGAATAGTTGGTTGATCCAGTTGTTGCTTTATAGGTTGGACCAGAGGAGTCAAAGCCAACAAAAATATCATATAGGATCTGTGTAGAAAGATTTCCAGGGTCCCAACTAAGAAAAAGAGTATTTCCCAATTGTCTTAAATCTCCAGTACCATCCTCAACATCTTCTGATTGAGTAAAAACTATTGGAGAATAAGCAGACTTTCTATTCTTGTCTTCTGCAACTATTCTAAATCTTAAAACAGTTTGGTTATCTGATGTCACTTTTCCGAGTGACTGTTTTTTAATAACAACATTTTTAATTCCAGGATCTGGTGTAATTGCCATGGCTAAACGTCCAGTGCAAATCTAAACTCTATGTAGTTTGTTGTATTTGCTGATTTTATAATTGGTCTAGACTGTACATTTTTAATTACAGAGTAACCAGTTAAACCGTATAAAGAATTTGTTGCTGTATTATTTTCAACTCTTAGCGCATCTAGACAAACATAAAAAGAATCAGATGGCAAACTATCCTTAGTAACAGTAACAAAAATCTTGGCTGTTGTAACCTCAGCCCAGTTAAATCTTAAACTTTTGTTTAATTCTTGAAAAGTTTTACTTACAACAACATACCTATTGTTTTGAAAATTATGTTCGTTTACAGATGTTCCACTTATGTATCCTGTGTTATCAATGTCTACTTCAAAGTTTGCATACTGAACACCTACATTAGATACAGTGTGAGAAAACTGCAAAAGTATTTTAACGTTATCTGGAACAACTAAAGAGTTCGCAGTTTTATTAACAACAGAAAATGCAAGTTTGAGTTCGTCTAATGGACTATTTTTTGTAAAATCAATAACTGTTGGATCTAAAATAATATAATCTGATCCAGTTGTTCCAACCATAGTGCCTTGGGGGTTATAAGAAAGAGTTGATGTGTCGCCTCTCATTGCAATAATATTATTTAAAAATCTACATCTTTCATTTCGATTAACTCTATCTTCATCTGTAAAAATTCTGTTGTCTGCATTTGTTGCAAAAACCTTTGGTGTCTGAATGATGTTTCCGTTATTACTATCTCCATCCAAAGGACCATACTCTACAAAAATGTTAGTAGGAGATTCTCCATCAATACTGTATCTCCAGTTGTCTGTATCTGAAAAAGAATAAACCACTCTACTATCAAATGCTCCTGCTGCTGGATTTGATGCTGCAGAAAATACACCTACTTCAGTAATCTCGTATCTTTCTTGGGTTGGAAGTTCTGCGGTTAGCACAACCTTTGATAGTCCGTCATCATCAACAAAGCCTCTAGATACAATAGGCATGCGAATCATTTCAAATTCTAAAGACTCTTTATTTTTCATGGCTAGTAACTCGGCATTACTAAATGTATAGTCAGAGGCAACTGGCTTTGTTCCGCAGCCTATGGCAATATGAGATGCATAGGATGTGGTCTGCCCAACAAGGTATTTTGCCAAGATGTTTTTGCCTACATTAGTTATCATTAGTTACTCCCCTAGTACATTGTATCATCATAAGTCCCTCCAGCAGTTAAGATTTCAACCTCTACCTGCTCATTTTCTTTTATGTTTATTAGATTAATTACAAGGTCTCCGCTTATTGGGTCGATGTATATAGACTTTCCATTGTAGACCTTTACTCTTTTTGTTAAGTCTGGATTAGTTCCGATTAAATCATATCCGTTGCCATATTTTGGAAGATAATTAGCAAGTCTTATAGCCAAGGAACTAAAGAATGAGTCAGCAGACTGAAGTCTTAAAACGTTGTTTGGATTATATTGTAAGTAAAGATCTGTTAGGTTTTTAATTGGTGCGTAGACCACTGTCTGACCATTTACCAAATCGTGTCTGGATATTGTTGCAAGTTCAAAACCACCTATGTCTTCAAAGATAAGGTCTGTCATTATTTCAATAGCAACAGCCTGCTCACCAAATATAAGCAAATCGGGTGTTGCAATTTTTACAGAGTCAGAAGCATTTGTCTTTACTGGACTAGGAATTCCTGCTGTTGCTGACATGCTTGTATCTGCCATTAGATTACCTCACTTAAATATAATTGCATTTCTGGACCACTAGAACTTCTTGAGAAATCAATATTATATACAACAAATCTGTTAGATGAATTTGCTGCAAGATCTATTCCATTTTCTCTATAGTCTAGAGTTACAATATCTCCAAGTTGAATTGTTGGAATAGAGAATATCTTAACGCCCAGAGACTTTCTTGGTTTTGATATTTTTGTAACAATCCATTTCATCAATTCTGATGCTTCGTCTTGTGACTGAATATACGCAGCATCTAAAGAAAAATCTTTTTTACCATGCTGCATCCTGCTAAATTTTATATCTTCATAGTCTAGTTTAAACTTAAAAGGATTTGAAATTAATTTATCTGCAACAAATTTTGGATCTGACATAAGACTGTTTTTGCTAAAGTATTGATCAACTGTTAAGGTATTATTTGACTGCTGAGTAAAAGTAATTCCCTGTATTCTTAAATAATTTCCGCTAGTCTCATCTAAGTTAAGAGCAGTGTCTGTTGCATTAAACACTAAGAATTCTGCACCATACGAACCTGCTCTAAACCCAGAAATAACAAACCCCTTTATACTGTTAAACGTAGGAGAAACTTTTGCGGTAAGGGCTGGGAATGCCTTGTCATATCTAAAACTAAATTCTGCCACCTCTCTCATGATACTTCCAAACTCTTCAAAATAGATATTGTATTTTGGTGGTTCCGAAGATCCTATACCAGCAAGGTAGGTATTTTGGATAAGACCACTAAGAGCATATTTTCTAAAAGAGTTGCTTGAATCAATATCAGAATCTGCAAATATAGAATTGACTACAGTTCCTAAAGAAAAGGAGGTGTTCTGAGAATAGTTGTTGCACAAGGCATAAACATTCTCAAACATCGCTCTTGAAGATCCTCTAGTAAATAGTGCAATATTAGAATACTCTGGCAATGGATCTGTGTCATCCACTGTCTTTACCATGGTTCCATTTATGTATAGGTAGAATCTTCTTATGCTTCCTATGTTTTCGTATTCTACGGCTAAGTCATATACCGTGGGATTTTCCTCGGCAAACATTCTTGACTGACCAGTAAACCTACCATCGTCTACAATAATTTTAGCCAAGCCCTTGTATAGAGAGACTGGCTGTGCCTTTCCTCCATTAGACTTAACCTTATAGAACAAAACATTTTGAACATTCTGTTTTTCTTTTTCTGACAACTTGTTTAAACCAAGTGCTGCAATTTCAAAATAATAGCCAACATTAGTTGTTGGGTTTAACATTACTGCTATTCCAGCAGAGCCTCCAGAGATTGTAACATTTTTATCTGGGGTGGATCCAGTTACAACATAGTATGCTGATGCTCCGTTAGCAGTTTGTCCTCGACTTTGATCATTTTCTATTTTACCAATTAGTCTAACTCTTGTTCCAAAATGCTTATATTTTTTATCTGTTAGAGGCTTATGGACATAAGATATAAAGTCTCTTGGTTTATCCTTTGTTGTAAAGTTAGGTCCAGTTAAAGAAAATGCTGATGATTGAACAGAACCAGGAACTTGCTGAGTGCTTGTAGTTATTTCTCCTGTTAAAGAAGTTGATAAAAAGTTTTTAACAAGTCCTGTTCGTGTTGAAGTTCTTGCCAAGGCATCTGAAGAAATACCAGTGCTCAATGTCTTTCCTGCAACATCTATAGTTGTTACTGGAGAATCAGTTTTTGTTTCAAACAAATATTCTGAAGCCATGTAGCAGCCCTTTACGTTGTCATCAGATTTCCAGTAATCAGATATACCAGCAGAATGCTCAACAACTGTTGTTCCAAATTGACCACGACCATGTTTTGCTACTGCACCGTTCTTAAGTTTAACAACTCCCTCTTGCTCAAAATAGTTAGGAACAGAGTAAATTCTTACAAGACCAGTAGGATATATCTTTCCATTGAATGGCAACTTAGAAAAGTAGTTCTGATATTCTTCAACGGAGGATAACCAAACATTGCCAAACCCACTAACATTATATTGAACTGCATCATATTTTATTACCTCTCCACTAGAGTAGAAGTATCCATTGTATCTTGTTATCCAGTATACTGCTTCTCCTAGGCTAAAAGTATTATTGATTACGATACCGTTTTTTACTTCTGGGACCTTATCTGATAGGTTAGAGTTTAAAGGAATGGCAGCAAGAACGTATGAAGACTGTGTGCCAACTTCGTTATTAATTGACTTTGTATTTTCAGTACCAGACACTTCCCAAAGCAAGGCTGGCTTATAGGCATACATTCTTTCATCTTCTAAAAGACTTGCTTGTCTTAAGGTTCCGATAGATCTTTGAATATGTCTTACAGTATAATTTATCGATCCTCCGTTATAGATATCATTTGATTCATTTGATACTGATATGACATTCGCCAGTTTAGAGTTATCTACTGTTTTGTTTTTAATTTCGCTTTCTTCATATAGATCGTTAGTTCCCTTAAGAGCAAAGGTAGTTGGTCTCTGCTCTTTGGTTGGCATTATGTAGTCTTTGCTCATCATAACAAAGTTATTGTATTCGTCAAAGAACATTGCTGTTTGTGTTGATACCGCTAAATCTTGTAGTACTTGTGCAACGCTTTTATCTGGAGCGACAAAAAAGAATGGCATAATCATTTCTTTTTCATTTAGAATTCTTCTAAAGGTGTAGTTAGAGAAACCAATGCTGTCTAACAATAAAGATACTGCAGAACTAACAGAAACTTCTGTCATTAATATTTCTGGGGCTGTAAGTGATTCTAGATACCAATACATGTCTCTCAATGTTATTGAGATTTTTTTATTTTCTAGGTCTGCTTTTGGAAATGAGTCTGAGTACAATGTTTTCATTGGAACCCAGTAGTCCCATCCATTAACATTTATAATAATTTCATAAAACTTAAACTGTACGTGGCTATCTACATATTTTGAAATAATGCTGCCTTGTCCAGTAACAAAAGAGAAAGGATTGTTATCATTAAAGGCTTGATCATAATCAAAGATATTAACACTACCATTTGACGCAACCAGTTGACCAACAGGTAAACCACTTAAACCTAAGTCAGATGCACTCTTATTAATTGAATAACTTAAAACCTTATCAGAAAGATTCATGGTAAGTCTTGGAGATATTTCAATCAGATCAAATGTTGAGTCTTTCGATGTCATAGAGTCTACAACAACTCTAATTCCAGAAATAAACTCAAACTCTCTATATTGAACTTTATTGCTTAATGAATTCATAAACTTTGCTGGAGATGTTGCATCTGTAAGGAAGTTTGTTAGTCTGTCAACAGTCTCTTCTTGAAAATACCACCCATATTTTGGAGTTACAATCTCATAGTCTGTTCCGTTCCAGATGTGGTAAGAACCTATATCGTTTTCATTTGCCTTAATAAGATAAGCATACCCAACTACAGACTGCTCAGGAAGCAGGGTATCGCTTGAATAAACCTCTGCAAAAACAAATGTACTTCTCCATTCCTCTGGAACAATAAAGCCATAAGCAATCTCAACATACCCATCGCTCTTAATAATTGCAGAACCATCTCTTCTTCTTTTTGATGGGTCAAAAGAAATAATGTCTTGCCAGTTATTGTCTTTTAAAAATTGAATCTTCCATCTACTTGGAACCTTTTGATTTACTTCTCCGTAAAATGGATCAGTAAAGGAGCCTGTTGAAGATGAAAATGGTCCTAGGTCTTCGGTTCCAGTATGCGTTTGCATTTTAATTACAACTCTATTTGTTGGTACCTGATCTTTATATACTACGAAAGGGCAAGCATCCTCAATAGAGTTTTGTACACCACTTACCTTTGAGGAAATTCCATATTCTTGACCAGACTCAGTTCTGTATGAAGTCCAATACTTAAACTTATCTTTCTTCTCTGGCATATAGTATCTAGGTCTATCTGCCATAAACATATTAGGATAGTGCAGTTTCCCATTTTCAAAATATACGGCCTTGTTGATTCCAGACCTTGGTCTAAATCTTTCAAAACAACTTTCTAAAGAGTACAGGGTTTGTGTCTTTTCTTTTTTAGTTAAAAATGTAGTTGGAGTATTATCATTTTCAAAAGTGCCATCAACTAGAACATCTGCATCAGTTGCTCCTGTATAAAAATTTCCAGCATCATTAATATCAAAACTTGTTGGCAAAGAAGAATATATAGATGCTGGCTGTGTTGGTCTATATCTATAGTTTCCAATATGCTTAATATTGTTTGTTCTATTCATGTTTAATTCTGCAATAACTGCAGACTTATTTCTAACAGTATCAGCACTCTCTAAAAATGCTTTTAAATCTTTGTCTTCAAACATTATACTTCTTCCAAAGTTACTGATACATTCCAGTAGTCAAACTTGTTTCCTCGTTTTTCAACAGAGTAAGAAAAGTCGCTAATGAACATCTCAATTAGTTGGTTGTATTGCTGAAGATGATCATATGGGTCTGGAGTTCCTTTGAATATACCCTTTCTATCATAGGCAAGAAATACCCAAAAAGATCCCTTATGTGAGTCATACCACTCAAGCATGTCAGCACCACCTGCTCCTCCATCTGTCGTGTATGACTTGTTTGGAGATAGACCAGTAACTGTATCGAATGTTGGAACATCGTCATGAGATCTAGATGGAATCAATGACCAACTGGTGCTTAAAGTTAGTTTATCTGCAATATGATAAGATCTCATACGACCATTAATCATTCTTTCTCTTTTTTCTATTCTTTCATTTTTAAATTGTAGTGTTTGTCTATTGTCGTCAGTAATTAACAAAAATTGATCTGCTAATGATGGGTCTTCAATAAACTCAGTGTCTGACCCTACTTCATAACCATTGGGGACATATAGTCCATTCTGTAGTGTGCCAGAGTTTTCAGACCACAACATTCCGCTTGGCCTTCTATATTTTTTACGACCCTGCATGTAAGTTACTCTGCGGTCTGGGGCTTCATCAACCATTTAACGACACTCCTCTAATTCTTCTATCATCAACCTGTCTAATTGTTGACATTACTGCTTGTGCAATATCGTTTGGATTTGCATCGGTCTTAGCATTAACTGTTAAGGTATATGTATTATTATACACTGCTCCACCAACTGATTGTCCATTATTCATTGACTTCATTGTATCAATACCGTGAGCACCAACGGCATATTTGCTCATTACAAACTCTCCTGGAGTTAGCATTGCTGGTACAGTATCTGTTCCACGAGCAAAACCTCCAACGCCAAAGTACTTAGGCTTTACCATTCCACCAGTTGAAAGCATTTGCATTGAGTTGCCTCCACCTCCACCACCAGTGCTATTTGGGTCAACTACAGGAAGTGTTGCATTGTATGCTGCATTTGCTTCTGCAAGTCTCTTCTCTTCGAGTGCTTTCTTTTTAAGCAACTCATCAAACTTCCACCACTCGCCCTTATTTGCTGCATTGTCAAAAGCATCTGCTGCTTCTTGTACTGCTGCTGCTGCAGCATCAACTTCTTCGGCAAGATCAATAAATGCTTCAAATTCTTCTTCAGACATTTGAGCACCACCTTGTGCTACCTGATTCTGAGCATCAGTGACACCTTGTGGTGTGCTATTGTATTGTGCCAACTTGTCAAGAATAGACTGCCACTTAGCATCAATTGCTTCTGTTGAAGCAAGGAGTGCTCCAAGCACACCGTTAAAATCTTTTCCTGCAAGTGTGTTTGCATCAATCTTAGCCTTAACCGCATCCCACTCTAACTGAGTTTTACCGAGAACTTCTAGTCCCTTGACATACTTGTCTATTTGTGCTTGGATTAATTCATTAGAATATGTAATGTCTGCAATTTGATCTTCTAATGGTTGAAGTTGCTCTATTTGTTTTTTAAGAATATCGTCTTGTTTTTTCTGAATATCAGCAAGTTTCTTTTCACGCAACTCTTCTAGTCTATAGATCTCATCTTGCTTCTTTCTAATATCTTCAACAATTTTAAGCCTTGCTGGATCATTCTCCATCTTATAAAGTGCTTGAGCATTATCAAATTGCTTTTGATCAATTTCTTTTTGAGTTAAACCAGTCTCTGCTCCTCTAAGATTTTTAATCTCGTTTTCTCTAGACTGTTGCAAAGCATCTGCTGTTGCTGTACCAAACTTTTGTGCTGATTGTGCACGGGCCTCTTGTGCTGCTCTTGCTGCTGCTGCTATATCTCCGCTAGTTAAAGCACCTGCAATATCAAGTTGGCTCTTTTGCTGATTTGTAATTTCTTCATTTACTTGTGCAACTTTTTCAAGAGCCTCTGCCTGCTTGTCATATTCTTCATTAATCTTTTCTGCTTGGTTTGCCATGAGTGCAGAGTCATTTGACATCTTCGCATTTTGTTTGTTAATCTCTTCCATAGCACGATCACCAAAGATTGGGTTCATCTCTAGTTCTCTTTCAGCATCAGAAATCTCTTCTTGTAATCCTTCTATAGGTCTTGTGTAATTCTTTTCAATCTCTTCTTCCATACCCCGAATCTCACGATTAAGTAATTCAATTTCTCTTCTAATTGGCTTGGCTGCCAACTCTAGATCTATTAACTTATCTTCATTAGCCTGCAATGTCGCAACCATGTCAGTTGTTCTTGGGTCTGCCCCAGTTCTTAGCATGCTTTCCTGAACAGAGAACATCTCATCTACAAGATCCATACCAGGTTGAGCAGACTCAGAGTACTTTCCAGAGTTGTAGTTTACCTGAATGTCAATCATCTTTCTAGCCTCAATAGAGTTTAGGTAGTCTGCTATTTCCTTAGAGTCAACCTTTCCATCTTTAAGATCTTCAATCAAAGACTTTGCAAGGGCTGGATCATTTAATACCTCAGACATTTGATCTGCAGAGAAGCCTGCAAGTTTCATTGCTGATCCAAGTTTTGGCATTTGCTCAAGAAGTTTAAACTCTTCATTAGCCTGAATCATTTTTTGCTTAAGCGCAAATCTTTCTGTTTCTTCTGTAGCCTTTTTAAGGTCTGCAAGATATTGCTTTCTCTCTGGACTTCCAACTTTTCCAAGAGCACCAGAGGCAATTGCTGCAGCAGTTGCTGCATCCTGAACATGCTCAAGTGCTTCTGTTGCAGTTGCCCCAGATGCAACCAACATATTAAATGCTTTTTCCTGGTTAGCAACTTGTTCTACTGCTTCTTTATTAACAACATTGGCTTCTCCCACTATTGCCTCGTTATATGTCTTCATTAACTTTTTGCCAGTGTCGGTAAGTCCTTTTATATTTGCCTTTGTTCTTGGCTTTTCTTTTCCATTTTTGTCTTTTTCAAATGTAAAGATTGCCTTTTTGCCTTTTAGTTTTGCTAATTTTGTAAAATCTTCAGAAGACATAGAAGCGATCATATCTCTAAATTCTTTCGGAACTCCCATTTTAATCATTCTTTGTTGCAGACCATCAAACAACTTAAATGCAGTAGCCATGTCCTTTTTAACTTTTGGATTACTAAAGGCACCAAGCATAGACTCTAATGGCTTTGTTGCATCAAATGCTCCATCACGAACATTTTTAATTCTCATTGCGAGTGCATCAAGAAAGTCTAGAGGGTTTGACCCATTGCCTTTGGGTGTTTCTGGAACTACTGGGGCCCCAATACTACTTACTCCACCAGTTCCTACCATTTCAACCTTTTTAACTGCAAAATCACTATCTGAAAGAAGTTTTAGCGCTGCAACATTCTTTGCTAAAATTGCTACATAAGCATCTGATCCAACAGCAATTCCTTTTTCATATGCCTCATTCATGGCTTGCTGAGCAGCAAGAAATTCTATATCTGCCTGACGTGTTTTATCATTTACTGTGGCCTCATACATCATCTGTGCTGCAAGTTTTTGTAGGTACTCTGTTTGTTGCTCAAGACTTCCATCTTTAAACTGCTTCATTCTTTCTTCATTACCTTCTAGCGCATCAATGGCAGCCTTCATATTGCCAGAGACATCAGCAGATGCATCAACGGTCTTACCATCGGCTGAAACTAGAGATGTCTTTCCAGCCTTTTTAGCAGCATCTTTAACCTTTTCAAGGTCTTCTTGCTCCTTTTTAATTTTTTCAATTCCTTCAAGTCCAACAGTTTTAACCATAATCTCAAAGTCAATTGTGTTTCCATCCATGACCTGAAGGCTCTTAATAGTTTCCATTATTGAGTCAAACTCTGCTGGATCCTTCTTTTTCATAATCATTTCTGTAATAATCGATGTTGCTTGTTTTCTTCCACCAGCACTAAATCCTGCAAACATTCCAAACAATTCTTTTGTCTTTGCAGTACCCTTTGTCTTTATACCTGTATTTAGAAGGAAGTCCATTTCATTTAACTTGCCACTAAATAGATCCATATAACTTGTTGCTTCTCCTGGACTTAAGACCTTGCTTCCAACAAGCATTTCCATTTTTGCCTGGAACTTTTGAGCATTTTCTTGTGTACCAAGACCAGTCTTTACATACTCTCCAGTTTTATCATTATATTTTCCATAGGTTGTATCATTTCCTAGAGCCTGAGTTTTATTTAAAAACTTCTTTGCAGCGTCTTCTTGGTCTGTTCCTTTGTATGTTGATGTTACTTGGGCTTTGGATGCATCAAAGTATGCATCTTCACGCATTGCCTGCTTGCCCCAAACAGAATTACTATAAACCTTAGCAAAACTTATAGCATTTTTATTTATTTGTGCAGCAATATTATCATTCATAAACTGTGAATCTTTTAGATTCTGATCATTAAGCGCAGTAATTTGTTTTTCAAGATCTAACTTCTTTTGTGCATTTGTTGTAGATGCTAATTCTGCCTCTAATTTTTTCTTTGCGGTTTCGTACTCAACATCAACCTGATCTGCCATCATCGTGGCCAACTCTAAATTGTTCATATTTAATGCTGCTAGTGCTGCAACTTCTTTTCTTGAACTTTCTCCAAACCCTGATTTCTTGCTAATATCATTTTCAAGGTTAGTAGTTCTTTGACCTGCTTTTGCCATTATTGCAATTCTGGCCTTCATTGGCTCCTTCTTTAAATCTTCACCATCTGGACCAATAAGTGAAGACATTTGTCCAATAACCTGCATTTCAAGTTTTGCATCTTTAAGATCTATAGCAAGTGCTGCTGCAATACTATTTGCTGCATCACTGTCTAGCACACCATCTGCAACACCTGTTGCAAGTTTTAATGCTAGATCAGATACAGCCTTGTCTTGACCAAAGTCTTTAACGTTCTGTTGGAATAGTTCTTTTTCTTTTTTGCCAGGGGCTGATCCTAAAAATTGCTTTCCAAATACATCATTAATTTTTACTGCTTCGTCATATTTGCCATATTGACTCTTTGATCTGCGCTTATCCATAATTTCAGATGCGCCAACCTTACCAGTCATTTCACCTATTGCTTTTAGTCCACCTCTTGTTGCTGAAAGATCTTTTGCAAACTGTGCTGCTTTACCAGCCATAGCATTAAGATGCTTGTTAAATAAGTATGCTCCTGCTGCTACTGCTGCTAGTGCTACGACAATACCCTGCGGTCCTGAGAGGCCTGCAATCATTGGGGCAAACTGAGATGCTGTTGATGCTACACCAAGTGCTGCTGTGACCTGTGGTGGTGCCCCAGCCATTCCTGCTGCCATGGTTGCTGCTCCCAATACGCCAGATGCTTTTCCAGAAAACTTCCCAACCTTTTCTCTACGCATACCACGCTTCTTTTGACTAATTTGTTTCTCTGAAAGAGTTGTTGGCTGCTTTTTACCATCTGGACCAAGTTCTGGATCAAAAAGTATTTGTCCATTTTTATCTCTGGTATAAGTAGACGCTTCTTCATATGCAGCAACAGACCCCATTCTATTTTTGCCCAACTCTTCATTTCCTGTCTGACTTCCTGGTGGAACAATTCCATTTTCTGCTGCCATACGTGCAGCCTCTTGAGCGTTATATGCTTTTAGTTGTGCTAACTGTTCTCTTTTTTCTATTTCTATTTGATCATTTACAACTGCAATATTACCAGAAGATGTTGCAAGGTCTTGTTGTGCAACTCCTGTTCGGTCTATTACTGGAAGCATTTCTCCAAGGTTGTTGTTTGCTGCATTAGTTAACTGACCAGTGGTTACAAGATTGTCTGCATTTGTTGTCTGAGCATTAACAGCATCGCCAGTTACACTTGCAAGTTCATCTGTTTGATCTGCAACTAGGAGGGTTGAGTCTGCTACATTACCTATTCCATCGACAACCCTTTCTTCTTCGCCACTCTTGCCAATGTTGACTGTGTTACCCTTAATCTTTACTCTGGTTCTGCTCTCATCCTTTATTTGTTCAACTATCTGAGATTGTGCAGTAACTGCTTTTTCAGTTTCAACTGCTAACGCATCTGTTGCTTTTACTACTCTGGTTTTTGAAGCAGTTAAAAGTGATGCTTGAGATGCTACTGGAGTTGATGAAACTTCGTCTACTGTTCCTGAAGCCCCACGTTTTCTTCTTTGTCTATCTAAAGACTTAAGTACTTGTCTTTCATCACGCATCTCTGGTGTATCGATGTCATCATAGAAAGCCTTGTTTCCAAGATCCATCTTGCTAACTCTTGCTTGTGTTTCTGCTGCTGATGGAAGTGCTGCATCAGTGAGTTGTGAAGACTTTGATTTGACTCCAGGAGTTCCTTCTTCTAGTCCTTGTGCAAGACCATCTGCAATATCTTTTCCAAGACGCTTTGTTCTTTTTGATGGTGATGCAGTCTCTGCTTTCTTTTCTGCATCTGTAAGATCTAAATCTACATCTTTAGCAATTTTAAGTGAATCAAGTCTTGCTGCTCTTTCTGCATCTGATAGCGGAACAAACCCTGCATCAGAGCCAACCTCTGGTGAATTGTTCTTTCCAAATCTTCCTCTTACTTTTGCTCTTCCTGATGCCAGTCTTTCTTCTGTAGATCTTGTATCTGCACTAGGTGGAACTGGAATTGCAGCACGTCCTTCTGCATCGTATATTGTGGCAAGCATTGTCTTTTCGATTGACATTGGCTTGCCTTTTCCTGCCTTTTTTTGTTCAGCAGCCATAAAGTCTTTATCTGTAATCATTGCTCCAAGAACTTCTTTTTGAATTTGAAGTTCTCTTTCATTTAGTGCACCATTAGATGTTACCTTTTGAGAAATAGATAAAATTTCTTCTTCTGTTGCAGATGACTGTTGAAGTTTTTCTAAATATACACGTCTTGCATCATTATTGGATGCAAGGGTCTGTGCCATTTCATTCTCTGCGTGTGTTGATAAATCCCATAAATCTGGGTCCCAGCCTTCTTGCATACCCTTCTCAGTTGTTCCTATAGTACCAATGTGGCCTCTATCTAACTGAACATTTTTCTTGTCTGGTCTTTGAAGTCTTGGCAGGTCTGGTCTTTCTTCTGCAAGCCTATCCCCAGTACGATTAGCAATTGTTTGAAGACGCTCATACTCTTCTCCTCTGCCAGCAGCATACATCTGATCTCTTACGTTTTTAGCAACTCCTGCTTCTCCTGCCGAATGCCCCACAAGTTTATCATTTGGGCCTGTTGCTCCTGCTGCTGTATTAATTTGTGCTGGAGAAAGTTCTGTTCCAGCCATTTCTTTTGTTACAATTCTTAATTCTTGAATAAATTCTGTAATTGTTACACGAGAGTCATGTGCAAGTCTTGCAAAAACTTCTTTGAGTACATCTGCTCCATTTTCAACACCAAGTGTTCCATCTTGCATAGCAGTAGCAAGTTTTTCTACTTGTGCTACAACTTTGTCAGACTTTGGACTTATAGCAAGACCAAATGTTTCTCCAGCAATATCAAACCCAGTCTTACCTGGGCTAGTCTGTCGCTTACCAGTTCCCCCACTGTACTTCAATACTGATCCATTTTGAATTGCTGCAATTAGTGTTGGGTTATTTTTAGCCTCATCTTTTGTTAGTACAACTTCTCCAGGGGTAAGCATTGCTGGAACTGTATCTCCATTACCTCTACCTGGAACAACTCCGCCTGTTGCAAACTTCTTAGGAGGTAGCCCTGCAACGGCTCCTGCAGGTCCTGGGACTGAATTAAATAGTCCTGGTGATGATTGAGCAAGGGCTCTTGCTTGGCTGGCTGCATTTCCGTATGCCAAGGCTAATGCATCGACTCCAGATTTTTCAACATTAAATGTAGATATTAGTTGCTGATGAGAAGTGTGAAGAGCATTTGTTTCTGCAAGCAACTCGGTTTGCTGATTAGTTAAATAGTCAAACCCTCCACCAAGAACATTGTTTTGTCCGTTAAGTTTAGCAATTCCTCCACGCAACATTGCAAAGAACTTGATTACGTTTGCAATACCGTTAACAAGAACACCAAATGTCATAAGTGCAACTGGTGCAATTGCTCCAAGAACTCCAACTACAATCGCTATAACCTTCTTAGTTCCATCACTAAGATTATTAAACTTTTCTAAAATCTTTCCAACAAAATTAACAATTGGAGTTGCTGCTTGTAAGAATGCTTTCCCTACTGGAACAAGTTGAAGTTTGATGTTTTCCATTGCCTTCTTAAACTTGTTACCAGTCATATCTTCAACCTTGCCAAGTTCTCGCTCAGATAAGATTGCTAACTCTTCAACTGATGCTCCAGCAAGTCCAAGTGCTCTTGCAGCCTGTGAGGAATCTTTTGTAACGTTCTGGAATAATGTTGACAGACGAGCAAACTGGAACTTGCCAAATAGTTGCTCAATTGCTCTTGCACGGTTTAGCGGATCAAGTGTGTCTAACGCTCTTGCAAACCCTACAACCGTTCCTTTTAGATCTCCCTTGTTTGCTTCAACAAGTCCTTTAATATTAATTCCAAGTCCCGCAAGAAACTCACTAGCCTTCTTTGAAGGGTTAATCATAGAGGCAAGACCAGACTTAAGTGCGTTAGCACCTTCTGATGCGTTGATTCCACCTTCCTTCATTGCAGTCATAAAGAATGCAAGATCTTCTACGGATCCACCAAGTTGCTTTACAACTGGGCCAGCCTTTGGAACTGCGATTGTTAAATCTTCAATAGAAAGAACAGTCTGGTTTTCTACTGCGTTGAGATAGTTAATTTTTGCTGCTAAGTCTTCAGAAGCAATTCCAAAAGCATTTGTAAGAGAGATGGTTGTTTCTAGTGCTTGCTGCTGTTCGACTTGTCCAAGAACTGCAAGCCTTGTTGCCTGTATTACTTGAGCATTAAGATCATTTCCAGTAAGACCCATAGCAGCAGCAGATGCTGCCATTTCAATAGTATCCTTGACTGCAATTCCATACTTAGTAAATTCTTTTCCAAGTCTTTGTATTTCTCCAATTGCTTTATTGGTTGCATCTCCTCCTGTCATCATATCGCCATAAACTCTTGTAAACTTTGTAACAGCCTGTTCCATTTCCATAAATGTCTTTGCTGCTGCTGATCCAAGAATAGAAAGTGGAATAGTCAAACCAACCATCAACTGACGGCCTGCCCACTGAGTGTTCTTACCAAAGTTTAGAAGGTTTGTAGATCCCTGCTTTAATAGTTGATTTAAGAATTGCTGACGCTGAGCAGCCATCTGGACTCTTGTTGCATAGTCTGTATACTTTCCATTGGCCATTTGTAGGTGTTTTGGAACTACCTGTAAAACCTTAACAAGGTCGCCATTGGCATTGCCTAGTTGAATGTACTGAGACTGAAGAAGTTTTACTCTATCTCTACGAGCACGGTTAATAATTTCACGCTCTTGAGCAAACATACCTTTAAAGGTTTTTGTATTTGCCGTCGCTGCTGCTACAGTATATCTAAAGTACTGTCGCATTGACAGTTGATTTTTTTCAAGAGCCTGAGTAAAAGATCCTGTGCTTGTTGCTATTTCTTTTTGACTTGCAACAAATTTTCCAGTTGCATTGATTGCTTGGATTAATTGAGAATTAAGGCCCTTCTGGGCATTCATTGCTGCAACGTTGCCCTGAGTTAGGGATTGGTTGAATGTGCTTAATCCAGCCTGAAGTTTACGAAGAGATGCAAGGGCTGCTGTGGTATCAAAATTAATACCAATATTGGAGTTTACATCAGCCACTCATTAACACCCTCTTCTTTATTTGATTGAGTTTAGAAGACCTGTTGCATCTGCCAGTTTCATACCTGACGCTGCATCAATAATCTTATAGACTGTAGGAAGATCTAGATTTTCCTCAATCGCCTCTCTGTTGTCTGCTACTGCAGGCAAATACTGCTTGAATGCAATCTGTACGCAATCTAGCAGAACGTTCATTGATTTTTCGTTATCCTCTGCCACTTCCTGTAACTCATTAAACTTCTGCATAAATGGCTTTAGTAATGAGATCTTTAGTGGTCTTACTTCAAACTTTGTTCCATCAATAAGATGTAGTTCTTCTTTGTCTTCAACTTTTGTAGACATTTATCCTCCTTATAAGGTTTAGTTAATTATACCATAAGGCAGGCTTATTTTTGGCTATTCGTAAACCTCATAAGTAAGACCGTTTCCTATTCCAAAACCAGCCCTATCTGCATTTTTACCTTGCAGGGCCAGAATATCTCTTCCATCAGTTGTTGCGCCTTTGCTGAATACTCTGGCTTTCATGTCTTCCCACTCATTACCCTTGCCAGATTGTTTGTCAAGATCAATACCCTTCATGGCTGCAAGAAACTTCTTATCGTTATATTCTAGTTCTCTTTTTATTTCAAGTGTTGCAGTTAGTTCTGACATAGACAAAGACTCTTCTAATTCTTCATAGTCTTTCCATATTCCAAGAACAAAAACCTCTGATTCTAATTTTGCCAAATCTAGGGTTTCCCATGATGATCCGCTTTCTACTGCCTGAGACTTTACAGGCTCTTCTGATTTTGAATTAATCTTAATTCCTGCTGCAATATCTAGAACTTCATAGATTGTTGGAAGGTCTAAATTGTCTTCAAGTTCCTCTGTTGTGTTAATGTGTGGAGCGTATTGTTTCATTGCTATTAAAGTACAATCAACTAAAACAGATATAGATTCATCATCTGTCTGTGCTTGTTTAATTAGTTCAAAATTTTCTAGGAAATCTCTAAGATATTTTATTTTAAGGGGGGCAGCAATAATCTCTGTTCCATCTACAAAGTAAAACTTTCTTTTTTGATATATACTCGTTGCCATTATATAAGTATACCAAACAGAAAGGCCCAACCCCGAAGGATTGAGCCTCTCATATTAAGTTGTATTATGCGAGTGAACGATCTACGATCTTACCGTATGATGCGTCATCGTTTGGAAGAAGACGGAATGATACTTCAAACATTGAAGCCTCATCACGCTTTGCTGATACTGTTACGCTCTCGATTGAGAGTGCACGGTATGCAACATAGATTCTTTCCTTTGGATCTGCTGCAGAACCAGAACCTGGTCCTACTGCTACAAGACCACGCTCTAATGGAACGTCGCCAATGTCGCCTGCAGACATCTTGAGAGTCTGTAGACCTGATAGTTCTGGAGATAAATCTCCGCCAACTCCACCTTTTCCTGCAATTGCTACTAGAAGATTTTCTAGTGTTGCCTCTGCAAAAGATGTATTTAGATTAACTGTCATACCTTGCTTGAATAAACGAGCAACGTCTAGAAGTTGATCTACTGCTACATCACCAAAATCTGGCTGGAATGCGAGTTCCAAACCATTTGATGTGTAACCGATGTTTGTGAATGCACTGTTACTTGACAATGTATCCTTGTATGATACTTCGCTTGCTGCTAATCCTGTTAGGACTGCGTCTGCTCCTGCATCAGTAATCTTATTGGTTGCTTCAACGTAACCAATTGGACCTGCATTATGTGTAAAAAGTGCTGCTGCACCCACGATAATGTTACTACTTGAACCACGGCTGTATGCCATATATCTCACCTCTTTCATTTTATTAAAAGGGGGTTGTTTCCTCAAACTAA